ACATTACCAACAAGTAAGTGGGCTGAGTATGGTGTATACTTTGAAGCTTACCAGGCCGGGTTGATTGATAGAACAGAAGTATTAAAGAAGAACCCAGAGATATTCGACAAAGAAAGTATTTTGTCACGAATGGGCGAAATTGCTCAGTTGCAACAAGCTAACGAACAGTTGCAACAGCAAGTTAAAGAATTGCGGGGAGACCTGCAAACGGCACAAAGGGAGTCTGTCCAAGACAAGAAGAGGGTTGCGGTTGAGAAATTCAAACGAGACCTATCTGAAGTACGGTCAGACGCGAAAGCAGAAAAGAAAGTGCAAACAAATAAGTTTGCCGATACAGTGAAGTTCGAGTTGGAGAAATTGAAGCCTATTGTAGAAAATATGCAAGAAGGCCCAGGTTCTGCTCCTGAAGAACTCGAAACATTGTAGAAAGGAAAATCATGGAAGATTATTTAGCTGAAGCAAATTCCAGCGAGGACGTTATTGATAGCGTTGTAGCTGGGACTGATGAAATGAATCCTTTTGCTGATGATAATAGTGCATTTACTGAGTCTGGATACGAAGGTGTCACTCAGCCTGTTTCGGATAGCGAGACTTCACACGTAGACTGGGAGGACGAAAGCAAAAAGTGGCAATCATTATATGATAAGTCACAAACAAGTTTAACTAAACTTGAAGATGCTCTTGGTACGGCGGTGGAGATGCAGCAGAACAATCAGGGAGCAACTGTTAATCAGCAGAAAGAGCAAATTCCACAGGTATCCGAGGAAGAATTTAATCCTTGGGACGCCTATTACAAGCCGGATTCACCGTCTTTTCAAATGAGAACCGCTCAGGAGAAACAGTCGGTGTCAAGTGCTATTGAAGGTCATATGTCTCAAATGAATGAGAATATTGCCTTGAATAACACGATTAATGAGTTAAAGAACGTTCATAGGATGCCCGATGACGATGTTAAAGAATTTTTACAGTTCGTTACCCAACCGAAAGAAAATGTCGGTTTGGATAACCTTGTAAAACTTTGGCAGGATGTCAACGGTAAAAAAGCATCTCAAGGCGTTTACGACTCACTTGAAGCGGTAAGAGCTTCCAAGAAAGCTCCTCCAAGTCCTGGGGCCATACAAGGCCAAGACCCAAGAACACGTCCAAAAAATGATACGGATTCGGCTTGGGATGGAATTATGGGAGCTAATACTCATGGAAGATTACCGTAAATCTTAAACAATAAAGGAGTGTAAAATGGCAATTACTCAAGGAGGAGTAAAAACTACAGATGTCGTCCAAGCTTCGTCAAAGAGTCATGCAAGTGTACATGGTACTACGCCTGACGTTAGACGATTATATAATTTTGGAGATAGAGTAGCAGACCTCGCACCAGAAGAATCGCCCTTCTTTGTATACTTAAGCAAGGTAAGTAAAGTACCTACTGACGATTCGGTTTTTCGTTTCCTAGAAGACCGTTCCAAGATTGATTGGACTAGTCGTAGCTTTTTCATGGCGAATGCGCCTGGAACAGTTGCAGCTGGTACAAGTTATACCTTTCATGTAGCTGACGCGGCAACGCCAGCGGTATCTATTGATTGGTTAATTAAAGGAATGGTTTTTGCGGTTGAAGTGGCTGAGGCTGCTAATGTTATTGTAAGAGTAGAGACATCACCTGTAGATGCTGGTCTTTATACCACATTTACTGGTAAGGTTATCTCTCTTTCTAATAGCGGAATCACTGGATACGCAGCTATTAATGATGACGATAAGTGTCAGGTAATAGGTACTGCTTTTGCTGAAGGTACAGGTTCTCCTGATGTTTGGTCAAGTGAAATAGAAGACAATTATGGATACACGCAGATTTTTAAAACTGCGGCTGAAATGACAAATACAGCAATTGCTACGAAATATCGCGGATATGCGAATGAGTGGCAACGTATTTGGGCACTTAAGCTTCGTGAACATAAAGTCGATATTGAACGGGCCATGCTTATGTCTACAAAAGCGCGTCAGGGAAGTGTACAATACACAGAAGGACTATGTGGTCATGTTCTAGTTAATTCAACGGCTCAAGCAACTGCTGGAACAGCATTAAGTTATACATCTGGTAAAGCATACTTGCGAACTCTCGCAAGTACCTCTTTAACCTATGATGTACTTCTTGGTGATTTAGAAGTTGTATTTGACCCAGCACGGGGTGGAAGCGGAGACAGACTTGTCCTCGCTAGTCTACCACTAATTACTTTCTTTAACAAACTCGGTGACGGTGCATTTATGGATGCTTCGATGGGTTCAAACGCTAATATGCCTCATAGGTATAATTTTGAATCTTCTCAAGGAGCATTTGGACATAAGGTTATGACAATCGAGACCATACATGGAACTTTGCATCTTGTAAAAGAACCTCTGTTTCGTGGAATTACAAGTGG